ACCTGCTTACTACAACACGTCAATCTGGGTGCCTGCGAATTCGACGATATCCCAAGAGCTTTCGTTGAAGGAATGTCTGAATTGTGTGCACTGCATGGCACAACTGGAGTTGAGCTCAGCGGTGAATACCTCAGCCCTGAGATTGATAAACAGGTCGGCCTCGGGATGCTTGGCCTCGCGAACCTCTTGCGCCGTGTAGGAGTAACTTACGAACAATTTGGACGAGCACTTGATCAATACAACAAAGGGGAAGTTGTACAAACAGCTGCCTATGAACTTGTCTCACAATTCGGTACTGGTATTGAAGCGGCAGCAGATATTGCACGCAGCTACAACATGGAACGAGCTTTCGCAATCGCTCCTACTGCTAGCTGTAGCTACCGCAGTCAAGACGTAGATGGATATACCTGTACCCCTGAAATTGCTCCACCTATCTCCCGTCATGTAGACCGTGATTCTGGCACTTTTGGTGTCACGAGCTACGACTACGGTGACGTAGAAACTGCATCTAAAGTTGGCTGGGAAGCGTACAAGCGCACTGCTGACGGACTTATGACGATGCTAAATAATACTGGGCTTCTTCACGGGTATAGCTTCAACAGTTGGAGTGATGTTGTTACTTATGACAACGCCTTTATCGAAGAGTGGCTAAAGAGTCCCCAGACTTCCTTGTACTATTCGCTTCAAGTAATGGCGGATACACAAGACAAATCTGATGCATATGCCGCTCTAGACGATAAAGAAGTAGACGACTATCTTGCAGATTTACTTAATAATGAACAACAATGTGACTGCCAAGAATGAGACAACATCCTTACCAAACACTACTACAGAGAAAGCGTACGTGGACACCTGTAGCTACTACCAAAGGGAAATTCAAGGAGGGTGCGGAGGAGACACTCCGCCGTGCTCTTGCCTTGAGGCACATGGAACTACCTGTGGGAGATTTTATCCGTGATGCGCTCGCCTCTGAAATTCCGGTTCTCTCGCGTGAGCTGTTGGAATCCAACGTTCAGGACGAGATTAAGCACGACCTCGCTTTGGGTTATGTCGCCGATGCTTGGGGAATTGACCCGAAAGCTGAAAGGGAAGCCCTCACATTGCGTGATGCCTGGACAGAACATCCTGATCACACTGTGCTTAAAGCCATGGTTGCTGAACGTGCAATCTTTTTCGTCCTATTACCCTTCTTTAGGTTTAATGGCGACGCAGGGATGCGAACCGTCAGTGCCGACATTAGTCGTGACGAACAAGTCCATGTTGCGAGCAATTCGCTTGTTTGTAAGGAGCTTGGTCTTGAGATTTCGCCGTCTCTTGACAAGCTCCGCAAAGCGACGATCAACTGGGTTATGCAACCACTAGGTATAAATACTACTGATAAATATTTGGATAAAAAATTTTGGCTCGATTCTAGTGATCGGCTGATGTATGAGGGTAAGGCACCTGAACTTTCTGACACACAGAGAGCTCGTATGCCTGCCTTTTTCGAGCACGCTAATCAAAACCTCCCACAATATGCTTAACCTAGGACTAACAGTAGAAGGACTGCTTGGAGAACTTGACCAGAGTTTTCCAGCAGGTGCACCACACCCTGACGATCAAATTACCCACATTATGTTTCGTGCTGGTCAACGACACATCATTGATTGGATTAGACAACGTATTGAAGAGGAGACTTAATGTCAAATAGCTGGATTACTCAAGGCTTGGCCAAAGGCATGTCCCATGCCCACCTGGCACAAGCTAAAAACATGAAGCAGTTGAAGTTCATGGTTAGGAACTTCACTGCTCCACCAGAAGCTCCACAGGCACCTCCACAGATGCCTACCTTCACACCACCACGACTTGATCAACAGATGGCCTCAAACATTGGCCAATCTGAATCAGGAGTACAGTCTGCTAGGAAGAAGAGGGGTAAGAGAACTAACCTAGCATCATTAAAGATTAACCTTAACCCAAGTGCTAAACCTTTTGGAAACGTTGGTACTGGGTTAAATATTGGAGCGCTTACATGACGGCAAAGAGTAGGTACGATGCACTAAGTAGTGGTCGTTCCTCCTTTCTAGACATTGCTGTTCAATGTTCAGAGCTTACTCTTCCTTATCTCATCACTCGTGATGAAGTGAGGAGTACCCGCAAAACCTTTACTCAACCCTGGCAATCCGTGGGAGCCAAGGCGTGTGTGACATTGGCAAGTAAACTTATGCTTGCTTTGCTGCCGCCTCAAACCACGTTCTTCAAGTTACAAATTGCAGATGAAAAGCTTGGCACTGAACTGCCTGCTGAAGTCCGTAGTGAACTTGATCTGAGCTTTGCCAAACTTGAGCGTATGGTGATGGATTCGATTGCTGCTTCTAGCGATCGTGTCACTGTTCACCAAGCCATCAAACATCTTGTTGTTGGTGGTAACGCTTTGTTGTTTATGGGGAAGGACGGGATTAAGCATTACCCATTGAACCGCTATGTCGTAGAGAGAGATGGTAACGGCAACGTAATTGAGATCGTAACCAAAGAACTAATTAACAAAGATCTTCTACCTAAAGAGCTGACTAGAGATAAGCTTGAAAGTCAGGACCAAACTGTAAATACAACAAGTGATGTTGAGGTTTACACTCACTGCAGGTTGCAGAACAACCGGTGGGTGTGGCACCAAGAAGCATTCGACAAAAAGATTCCTAAGACAGAAGGTAAGGCACCTAAGGATAGTTCACCTTGGCTCGTGCTGAGATTCAATGCTGTTGATGGAGAGAACTATGGCAGAGGCAGAGTAGAAGAATTCATCGGTGACTTGAAGTCACTTGAAGCACTCTCTCAGGCCATCACAGAAGGCTCAGCAGCAGCCGCTAAAGTTGTCTTCCTAGTGTCACCATCATCAACAACTAAACCGCAGACACTGGCTAAGGCAGGCAACGGAGCAATCATTCAAGGGAGACCTGATGATGTCGCTGTTGTACAGGTCGGTAAGACTGCTGACTTTGCTACTGCACTGCAACAGATGCAGACACTTGAACGTCGTATTGCTGAGGCATTCCTTGTGTTGAGTGTACGTCAATCTGAACGGACAACTGCTGAAGAAGTACGCCTTACTCAACTGGAACTCGAACAACAACTTGGTGGACTGTTCAGTCTGCTGACTGTTGAGTTCCTTGTTCCTTACCTGAACCGCAAACTGCTTGTTATGCAACGCAGTGGTGAACTACCTAGGTATCCAAAGAACCTAGTTAAACCTACCATCGTTGCTGGTATCAATGCACTTGGTCGAGGACAAGATAGAGAGTCCTTGACTAGCTTCATCATGACTATTGCTCAGACTCTTGGTCCTGAAGCAATGATGAAGTACCTGAATCCAGACGAAGCAATCAAACGTCTGGCTGCTTCACAAGGTATTGATGTTCTGAACCTTGTTAAGTCAATGGAAGAACAACAACAAGAGATGCAGCAGAACCTACAAATGCAACAGCAGATGGAGCTCACTAAGCAAGCAGGCCAAATGGCATCAGCACCAATGATGGATCCATCTAAGAATGCAAACGCAGATGTTGCTATGAACAATGTTATGGGTGCAGAGGTTGCACCACCACCTGAACCACCAACTCAATAATGGCAGAAATTTTAACTCACGATAATAGTGTACCTGCAGAAGTGATGGAGTCACAAGCTGCAGATGAAGCTGAATCCCTACAAATTGGAGAGGAGATTGAGGCTGCACATGAATCTAAACTAGCCGGTAAATATAATACTACTGAAGAACTTGAGTCTGCGTATTTAGAACTACAAAAGAAGCTGGGTTCACAAGATGAACCAGCTGAACAAACAGAACAAGCTGACGATACGTCTTGGTTCGACGACGCATTGGCTAACTACCAATCAACTGGAGAGATGAGTGATGAGCTTTCAAATGCTCTGAATGAAATGTCACCACAAGATGTGTTTAAAGCGATGGCTGGTGAAGAACCAGCTGGTGAAGATATCTCTCAACAAGATGTCAATAGTATCTACAACTCAGTTGGTGGTGAAGAGCAGTATCAAAATCTAATTGGCTGGGCTAAAGATAACTTCAGTCAAGAGGAGATCAATGCCTATGATTCATTGATTGAAACTGGTGACGTGAACCAAATCAACTTTGCTTTACAAGCACTTACCACTAGATATACAGATGCTATGGGACAAGATGGAGAGATGCTGCAAGGTAAACCAGCAGCTTCACAAAGCACATTCCGAAGTCAACAGGAACTTATCGAAGCAATGAATGATCCCCGGTACGACAGTGACCCAGCGTACCGGAATGATGTGATTGACAAACTGGGTCGATCTGAAGTTCAATTTTAAATGACAGCTACTATCGCACTACCGAAGCAATCCTCACTGTGGGATCGCTACCTTCAGTGGGTTAGTAGTACTGAGAACAGGTTGTATGTAGGACACTTCGGTGTTCTAATGATTCCTTGTCTACTGACTGCTACCACTGCATTTATCTTGGCATTCATTGCCGCACCACCAGTTGACATTGATGGCATCCGTGAACCGGTTGCTGGATCACTCCTTTATGGCAACAACATTATTTCAGGAGCCGTTGTACCCTCTAGTAATGCAATCGGGCTTCATCTATACCCAATCTGGGAAGCCAGTTCACTCAGTGAATGGCTCTACAATGGAGGACCTTACCAACTCACTGTCTTCCACTTTCTCATTGGTGTCTTCTCTTACTTGGGACGCGAATGGGAACTTAGTTATCGACTTGGTATGAGGCCGTGGATTAGTGTTGCATACTCAGCACCAGTCGCAGCCGCTTCCGCCGTATTTTTGGTGTACCCCTTCGGTCAGGGATCGTTCTCTGACGGTATGCCACTTGGTATTTCAGGTACCTTCAACTTCATGCTTGTGTTCCAGGCGGAGCACAACATTCTTATGCACCCTTTCCACATGCTTGGTGTGGCTGGTGTGTTTGGTGGAGCGCTATTCAGCGCGATGCATGGCAGTCTTGTCACGTCATCTCTAGTACGTGAAACAACTGAAACTGAATCACACAACAAAGGTTATAAATTTGGACAAGAAGAAGAAACCTACAACATCGTTGCAGCGCACGGCTATTTTGGTCGTCTTATTTTCCAGTACGCTAGCTTTAACAACAGTAGGAGTCTCCATTTTTTCCTTGCCGCTTGGCCTGTTGCTGGCATTTGGTTTACCAGCCTTGGTGTGTCTACGATGGCATTTAATCTAAATGGTTTTAATTTCAATCAATCAATTATTGATTCTGAATCTCGCGTCATTAATACTTGGGGAGATGTTCTCAACAGGGCTGACCTTGGTATTGAAGTGATGCACGAGCGCAACGCTCACAACTTCCCCCTCGACCTGGCAACACACACTGCGCCAGTGCTTGGTTAATTATACATTTACTTATTTATTATGACTAACAAACTCATCCTTTCCACCCTTGCTGTGGCTTCCTTTTCTGCTCCCGCCATCGCTGGTCCTTATGTGAACCTCGAAGCAAAGCAGAAGTGGTCTGGTGAAAACTACAAATCAGCTACTCTTGATACTCACGTGGGTTATGAAAACAAGCTTGGTGACTCTGCCTCTTGGTATATCCAAGGCGGTCCTCAAGTTCGTTTTCCTGATGATGCTGGACAAGTCGGCGCTGCCTCTGGCAAAACCGGTATGAAGTTTAAAGTCACTAAGCGCCTTAGTGCATACGGTGAAGTCTCTGCTGCAACCAAAGAAGGTCTGGAGCTGGAAGGTCTCGGTGTTGGCACTAAGGCTGGTCTTAAGTACAAATTTTAAGTAACGTACGTTCATCCCTTATTGGGACGCATAACACTCACACCATGGAACGGGGGTGTGGTACTTCAAAGGAGATTCATCATGCCTAATGTTGAACTACAAGCTCGCGTGCGTGAGCAGAAGGAAGCCAAGAAGGTTTCTAAGCTGAAGTATCGCGGCGTTACCTACAAAAAAACAAGGTAAGTAGACTTTCGGGGAGGTGCAATTCCTCCCTTACCTATTGGCGTTGGCCCTTACGAGGACACCCTTCGCCGTCATGACGGTGGGATAGACCACATCTTTTTTTTTGAATTTACTACACGTGTAGATAGTTATAAAATCTTTTATTATTTACAATGGCATTTGAAAGTTCAGTTAATCCGGCGCAACTAACGCGCCCTAATGCTCTTAATGGCGGTGCTGATAACCGTGCTCTGCTGCTGAAGCTATTCAGTGGAGAGATGTTTAAGGGCTTCCAAAACAACACGATCGCTCGTGATCTTGTTATGAAGCGGACCCTCAAGAATGGCCGCTCACTTCAGTTCATCTACACGGGACGTACAAAAGCTGAGTACCACACTCCTGGTAACAGCATCCTTGGTGATTCCAACGGTGCACCCCCGGTGGCTGAGAAGACCATCACTTGCGATGATCTCCTAATCAGCTCCGCTTTTGTATATGAGCTAGACGAAGTTCTGTCTCACTACGATTTGCGATCTGAGATCTCGCGCAAGATCGGCTATGCATTAGCCGAAAAATATGACCGTTACATCTTCCGTGCCATCACTCGTGGTGCACGTGCAGCTAGCCCTGTACTGAAGACTAATTATGTCGAGCCTGGTGGTACTCAGGTTCAAGTTGGTACTGCAGCTGGTGATGCGTACGATGCTACTAAGATCGTCAACGCTTTCTACGATGCAGCTGCTGCTCTTGACGAAAAGGGAGTCAGCCAAGACGGACGTGTTGCCATCTTGTCTCCTCGTCAGTACTACCAGTTGATCCGTAACGTTGGTGATACAAGCGCCAACATGCAG